CCTATCTCAGACGCTACATTTGATTCTGTGCCATCACGAATATGTTTTTTTACCTTCCCTGCTACCTCTCCTGCTTCACTCACAAGTCCAAGAGATAGGTAAGCTATGGCATCTTTCTTAGGATAGATAGCTGTAGTCTTACACTTCTCTTGGTATTCGTGTGCAGTTATCAAACTCTTATTTTGCAACTGCATGAACTTCTTGGCTTCTTCTTCTAGCTTCGTCACGTTTTACTTTCTCCAACTGTTTGGTATAAGCAAAGTTATATCCTCTTTGCCATTCCCTATGTTGCATAGTGTTAGGATTATATGGACTCTCTGTACATATAATCTTAGCACCGAACTTAGCAACATTACGTATGTATTGCTTACCTTTGAATGCATTTACCCCACGCTCAAACTGAATACGTAGGGGTGCATCATACTTACTTAGATTTGGATTCCTTTTTTTCTTCGATTTCATTCGCTTGTCTCCTTTCTAAATACTTGATTATCATTGAAAGTCTATCATCATACTTACCAATCTCTGCTATCTCTTTATCCATAGCTTCTACAATATCAGAATGTTCTCCAATACCTGTAGACCTACTTAGATAGATTTCAACATTGGCAATATGTTTGTTTATGTGTCCTACGTAATAGGACTTCAAAGCTGATAATAACATCTCTCTCATTAATGTTCTCCTTTAAATGTTTTTATAACATCAGATGAAAACAATTTATCTAGTTTTAATAAGTACATTCTAGACGCATTGTGGTCTCCACCTGATACACTTCTCTTGTAATCTAATCTATCAATTAGCTTCTTGAGATTCTCTACATTAAAGACAAGCGTACAAAAGACATCATCACCTATGCATAGATTATGAAACCAATAATCTGCTTCTGTTGCATTGATACCACTAGGCTTACCATATGATTCGTATTCTATAGCTATGTTGCCTGTCTTCTGCCACTTGTCTCTTTCACTTTTTACTTCTATCTTTTTGTTTTGTAACATATCTGCTACAAACTGTTCTCTCACTTTACCATACTCTAGGTCTATGTCAAACTTCTTTCTGTTTTCTTTACTTGGTGCTAGGTTTTCCATGTGTAACTCCTTTTCTCTTAGGTTTCAAATGTAATAGTTCCCTTATGTGTAGCTTTCTACCTTTAAAGAAAACGATTAAGTTTATTGTCGTATTTATAGTGATGGCAATAAGTAACCACCATTGCCACCATATTAGTTGCTCTGTATTTTCTAACATTAACTAGCCTGTATGTCAACCATTTCACACGCATCAGCAGTACACGCTAGTTCTTTAGAGCCACTTGTCGTGTCCTCTTTCTCAAAGTCTGCTAACTTAGACCAATCGATAGAGGTAGGCATCTTCTTATACAACTCATCATATTCCTTTTCGGTTATATCTTGATAAGGTGCTTGTGCATATGTATGGTCACTGAAAGGTAAGAAGGATATACCTGATACCTCATCAAAGTTTTTATACACCCAAGCTCCTACATCCATCCACTCATCTTCCTTTACAGATATAGTTACAGATGGTTTGTGCTCACACCAATGCCTTTGGAACATGAGCCAATATTCTAACTGCTGTATAGCAGTCATCTCAGTTCTAGTGATAGCACCTGTAGGTGACTTCATAGGAAAGCTGAACACAGTTGTGCTGTCAGGCTTCATCACGTCAGGCTCACTAGGGATACCACTCTCTTTCATAAACTGTGTAAGTGGGTCTTTGTTATCACCACGTACAGTTCTAATATAGAAAGGATTATGTCTTGCATGTATACCTGACGCACTGTCCACTAACTGAGACACTGTACCACTAGGTTTTACACAAGTGATTGCAGTAGACTGTGGTATGCCTAAGTCTTTTGCAAACTTCTTATTAGTCTCTACTGCTATTTCTTTTAGTATAATTAATACTTCTTCTGACCATATATCTGTATCTAGGATACCTGTCAAAGACACACCTAACAATCTTTCTTCTTCTGTATTAGCCTTCCATACCTTGCGTAGATACTTGAAGTCTGTAAGTGTAGATTGAAATGTGCCTAAAATAGTAGCCATACGTACTTTATCTTTTAGAGATTGTAAGTCATCTGTTTCACGTGCAACAACTTCAGTAAGATTACAAAACTGATAAGGTCTAAGTATAATCTCACTACATGGATTACAACCAAACTCATAGTCAGTTTCACGTCTACCATTCTCAGATGCTTTTACTTTGGCGGCTTTTCTATTAAAGATACCACGCTCTCCTGATTTAGATTCGTATAATGATGTCCACTCTCTCATGAATGTACCCATCTCAGGCTTTACCTTTGAATGCTACAGAGTATTAGCTAATGCTCTTTGACCTTCATTCTCCCACCACTGTCCTGACTTGGCATGACGCATTTGGTCATCGCCTAAGTTAGACAAAGAGATGAGGGCAGAACGTCTTACACCACCAACAACTACAACTTCTCCTATCTTGCACATAATATCGTGACACTCAATAGGAAATAATCTTCTACCTTTTGCACCCTCAAACTTCTGTATACAAAACTTAAACAGGTCTATAAGAGGAGCAGGTCCTGATGCTCTACCACCAAAGGTTTTTAGTCTAGCACCTGCAGGTCTTACCTCTGAAACATCCCATGTAGGTATCTGCCCTGCATATAGTAAAGATATTAACTCACGTAATGCTCTAGACCATCCGGGTCTACTATCACCAACCTTTATAACAGTAGATGACCTTTCAAAGTGTTCATTAACTATAGGTAGTTTGTCTACGTTCTCTCTTTCTACAGAGAAACCTACACCTGTACCACACATAAGTATATACATACACTCATCAAAGCTACGTGGACTATCCACAGGTATGTAGCTACAGTTATATCCTGCCACGTGACATCTGTCTAATGCAGGTCCTGATGTCATCAAGGCTCTCATACTTGGCATAACACCAAGAGACATTATAGCATTATTTAGTTTCTCTTTTAGTGCTTTCGTTACATCATAGTTATAGTTAGTTTTTAAGTGACCACTCATATGGTCGATGTATCTGTCCACAGTTTCTGCCCAAGTCTCTCGTCTTTGGTCATCCTCTCTCCATCTAGCATATCTAGAAAGAGCGATAAAATTTTGATAATCAGTTGGTAAATAGTTTTGCATTTAAGTCTCCTCTGTTACTATTTTTATACTCTTAACTTTCACTCCTTCTATCTCGTGAAAAGTCTCATTGATGTATTCTTCCATCTCTTCGTCTACGTTGCCATCGGCAGGTACTGCATACTCCTCGTGGTCTATATGCAGTGTCATCATAATCTTAACTCGCATCTTTTTCAACCACATCTATTAGTTCTGTGAGATACCATTGTGCTTTCTTTAAGTCTTCTGCACCATTCTTGTATCTGTATCTCCAAAGATACTTCATGATATTTCCTTGTAGGTAGTATTCAAATCCACCATCAGTCATAGCTTTTATAGCATCAATAGTTTCTATACCTGCTTTGTTATAGTGGGGTGGATGATTAACCATATCCATAGTTTGTTTATGGTCTGATTGTTCTTGTGCTTGTTTAAATTTCTTTTTCATATATTCTAAATGTCTCAATGTAATTCTCCTTCAGGTTTAAAGTTAACACGAATAACATTATCACTTTCTTTAGGCTGAGTCAACCTATCTATGCTTTGTGCTAGTTCTTCTTGTGATAAATACTTTTCAGCTAGTTGCTCAGTTGCATCTCTAAATATTTTATTCTCTTCCATCAAAGGAACTGAAGCACATATCTGCTTAGTAAAACTAATCATAGAATAGAAATCATCATCGTCAAGTCTGTTAGCTTTATCCACTACCATTTTAAGAGTGACCTCTCCTGTCCATTTATTCTTCTTGTCTATGTGAGGTCTAACTACAATCATAAAATCATTTGTCTGCACATCTTGTTTATCCATATTTATCTCCTTATCTTTGTTGTTGAAAATCGTATGAACTTAGGGTGTTTGTTTTTACCTTTCTCTTTCAACCAATCTTCAGGTATTATTCTATCATAATATCTAAATCCATATTTAATACACCACTCTGCATATGTTGACTTAGCACCTTTTCTAAGTTTTCTTTTGCTATTTTCAAACACAAATCTAATGTCTAAGTTTGGATGTTGCTTCTTAATTGCTAGATGTTTTCTTCTATCTAATGTTAAGAACCTACCTTTAGTTTCTATTATAATCCCATTATATAATATAAAGTCAGGGGTATAGGTGCGATAACATAAATCTTCCCACTCTATTTTAATAGACTCATAAGAAAACTTACACTTGTTTTCTTTTAAGTATGTGGAGAGCTTATGTTCTAAGCCACTCCTATACCCATGCTTTATCGCATCTCTGCGTACTTTGTGTGGAGACACTAGAGTAACCTTCTCCACCCTGTAAAAGGATTGAACTCGTACGAGTCATGAGAATATGAAACACCAAGAGCTTTCATCTCTTCCTTAACAGCTTCATCTGCTAACTTCTTAGCTTCCATAGCTTCTCTCAAACCCTTAGTTCTCATATCACGAAGGGTTTTCTTAGCTTCAGCTAACTCTTTTTCCATAGTCTCAATATCCTTTTGCAGGTCTTCTATCTTTTTAGAATCAGTCATTATTTTAAACTCCATATTTTACTCGCTTCATCTTTCATACCTGTCCACAACCAAGAGTCTAGGTTAGGATATGTAAGAGAAGCTATCTCATGCTTATCATTACTGACAGACAAAAACTTTTGTATACCGAAAGCTACTTTAGTAAGTTGCTTCTTGTATGCAGATAAGTTTTTAAGTGTGAATACCTTATGTTCTTTAGGACTTGCAAAGAACAGGTCTACACTACTCTTAGGGTATGCCATAGAATATAATGCCATCTGTCTTTTCTGTGCTTCAGTAGGTCTTGTAGGCATCCTTGTGGTTGTCTTCAAGTCAACTATCTTGTCATCAAATCGGAAGTCAATATATCCTATGATAGGTACAGGTAAGTCATCAATTTGAACTGAAACTTTCTCTTGGTATGCTTCAAGATTGTCATAGTTAAAGTTCTCATCAATGACCTTACCAAAGCCTTCTAACAACTTCTTTTCTTTAGCTGTCTTCACATCTCCTAAATCAACACCTGATTCAGCACACAGAGACATGAAGTGCATATCTAAATACTTATAGTCAAAGGTTTTCTTTTCGTACTTGTCTGCTAAAGCAGCTTCAGTAGCAATACCCCTCACAGCACTAGCACCACTAGATGATTTAACACCAAACAAATACCTAGCAACCCACAAAGCATTATCATTAATGTATGTGTTGATGCTACTAGGTGACAAGTATTTGATACCATGTACTGCGAAGGGATTATTACTTAGCACTATGCATTTTCCACTTCTATGAAGTTATCCTCTGCGTCAATGATGTCACTAACTGCAGTAGACATATCTTCATCAATGGAGTTTTGAGAAGCCTGTTCGTTCCACTCGGATACTATATACTGATTATAGTTCTCCACCCAAGCTAGAAAGTCTCCAAACATAACTTGGTCTTTATCTGACAGGTCTATCTTCTCAGACAAGTTCAACGTGCTAGTAGGCAAATAGAACTTACTACCATTAGGTAGCTTTCTAGGTTCAGTAGCTAGAGCTATAGTATGCTGAACAGGTAAGCATTTCTGCTTCGCAAGTTTTGTAAAGTTAGCACCAATAGTTTTGAATGCTTCTCTATTATCTATCTCCCATATGAATGGGGTAGTCTCAAACTCAACGCTATTACCATTAGCATCAACAGCATCATGTAAGTCTACTAAACCAAACACTACACGTACACGTTTAATCTGCTTGATAAGGTCTTTAGTTTTATCAGGCAGAGCATCAAAGTCTTGTATCCAACCTGCAGGTTTACCACAGTTGAATCCACCTTGATTATCCTTTAGGTCTTTATTAAGATTGTCAGCCATGACAGTCTTATGATAAGTACCCATAGGTTCTCCTTTTTTTGCAGACATATTCTTTACAAATCTTTTGTACATATATCTCTGCATGAAAGGTCTGATAGTTGCAGTCTTACCATACAACACCTGACCTTCAGGAATGTCTAATTTGTAAGTACCACCCTTCACTATAACCTCATCATCCTCTTCAATCGGAGCATGATTGATTCTAAATCTAGGTAGTTGTGGAGATTTCTTTTCCACTGTATTAGACTCATTTGCTATTCCCATAGCCTTTGCCATAGATTCATAATTGTTAGTGTCTATGGTCACTAAGTTTGCTTCTGTCATATATATTCTCCTTTCAGAAAGTTAAAATGTTTCATAGTTATATCAGCTAACATCTTTAGTGTCAAGCCAATTATCACCTATTTTTGCTTCTAATAATAAAGGCACATTGAAGTCTATTCTAAACTGTTGATTTATAATAGTATTCATGTCTTCATTAATAGACTTTAAGATGAAAATAACTTTGTTAATCTCATCAGGGTGTACATCAATCACAATAGAATCATGTACTGTATTCACGATACAAGACTGAAGTAACTTTAATCTGTCTTCTATGTGTGTAAGAACCAATGGAACTATATCTGCAGTTGCAAAACTCTGCACAGGATAATTCTTTATCTGTGTAAAGTTAGATACAGAGCCATTCATTCTTCTTTCTACATCAGGAAAACTAAACTCTCTTCCTGATGGTGTAGTAATACTTCTCTTTTCTAGAGCTTCTTTAGCCAATCTGGAGTGCCATGATGCAACTCCTTTGTACTTCTTTGTGAAGTCTTGATAGTATTTTGCTTCTGCTTTTGTTCTACCAAATCCTGTCGCACCATACAACGGAGCAAAGGTATGTGCTTTAGCATCCTGTCTAGTAGTAGGCTGACCTGATTTCGTAATGACGTTAGCAGTGTACGCATGAACATCAAAGCCTGTTCTAATCTCATTTATAGCCACCTTATCTTGTGATAAATATGCGGCAGTTCTAAACTCTAGCTGTGCAAAGTCTGCTTCTAGAATCTTACCACCTTCCCAACGTGATACAAACACCTTCTTTACAGGAAACGTGCCACCTCTTGGCATATTCTGCATATTAGGGTCTGCTCCACTAAATCTGCCTGTCGCAGTTCTATGTTGTAATAGTCTTACGTGTAACATACCATCAGACTTTACGTGTGTCTTTATACCTTCAACGAAGGAAGACAAGTATGTATCTAGGGCAGACAATCTCTTGAGGTCTTGTAAGAAACCACTAGCTTCTTTCATACCTGCTCGATTAGCCATGCCTTGTAGTACATCTAGATTACCTTTGGATACACCAAACCCATTTGCAGATACCCACTTGGCATTTGGTGCATTAAACTTTAGTCCTGCTATTACATTATTGGGGTTAAAAATATAGCCACTAGCAGAACAATGTATGCAATTATTTGCATTAGCGTAAGGAGTTCCATTCTTTCTTACCTTTCTTACCTTGCCTGTACCATTACAGGTCTTGCACGTAAGTGCTGTTGTTTTATATACAATGTCAGAGTTCTCTCTGATTGCTCTCTTGAAGTCATCGTGAGCCATGTGAGGAATAAACGCATTTGCCCACATAGCTTTGTCTTTAGGTTTTCTACTGTAGATAACCCATGACATCTGTTCAGGACTGTTAAGATTGATAGGCATATCCCCCATTAGATTTCTTACTTGTGAAGATAATCGCTTCTCAATCTCTTGCTTCTCTGTCTCAAACTCTTTTCTTACAGACTCTAGTTTTGTCTCGTCTACCTTGAACCCATTCCTATGTGTTCTCGCTAACGTGACACATACCTTGTTTGTAAGTAACACTGTATCCATAAGATGAGCATACTTAGTAGAGTTAAGTTTCTTGTACTGTCTATCGGACAACTGCTGTGTAGCGTGTAAATCTGCAGACAAATACTGTCTTAGCTCTCCTCTAGGTATCTCATCTGTAGCATAACCCTTTGCAAAGTATTCCTTCAAGGTATCTTCTTTCTTTGTCTCTAGGTCATACCTTTCAGCACAGTCTTTGAGATGCAAAGGTTCTTTGAGACCTCTCTGTAATATATACTCTGTAAGCATGGTGTCAAAGACAGGACCATCATACTTGAATCCACATTCCCACATCCACATTAGGTCATATGCTATGTTATGTCCTATAAGTATTGTTGCTTTATCAAGCAACTCTTGTATGTCGATGTGCTGTGTGCCACCTGAATCCATATTAAACAGATACTCGTTACCTATATCTGTCAGACATCCCACCATAACTAACTTGTTAGTAGGTTCGTATGGGTCGAGATGCATTCTACCATCTCTCTTTGTTACTGTATTTTCTACGTCTAATGTTAACTTCATGCACTATACCTCGCTGTGTGTGGGTTGATGTTGCAGTTTATCATGCCATGCCAACCTGTAATTTTGTTCTTAACAACATTCAAATGTCTCATGGTTGATTCTTCATCAATACCTTCAACACTTGCAGGTTGTCCTATTAATATCATTAAGTCAGCTTCTGCTGCCTTACCTGTACGTGAGCCTTCCATCATTGCCTGATTAAGTCTCTGCCTACCTTCTGCTTCTGCATTAAGTTGTGACATATAGAATATAACACAATTATATTGTTTTGCAATCTGTCTTGCATATATTGCATTTGCCTTGAGTGCTTCATCAGGTCTAGCATATCCTGCAGTACGTGCAAACTTATCTCCCATGTCAATCACAACTACGTCAGGATTAACACTCTTACACATACTCTCTACCCAAGACATATCCTCGCCTGTCACATCCTTTATCTTTAGATTAGGCGATATCTCTTTGTATCTATCTCTTGCCTGTGCAGGATTATCTTTTATCTGATACTTATCCATGTTTGAGGATGCAGTCAGGTATCTAAATCCTACTCTGTCATATGACTCTTCATTACATAAGACAACACACTTAGCACCTTGTCTTGCAAATCCATTGTCTCCTACAAGTAGAGATGCATGGAAGCTAGTCTTACCTGTGTTAGGTCTCGCACCTACCTCAACAAGATAGCCACCATTGACACCTTCTACCTTTCTAGCTAACTCAGGTAGATTAAATGACCACCTAGTTTGCTGACTCTGTTTAGCTATCAAAGTATCAAATGAGATATCATCCCATTCTATTCTCATCTCAGGTGTGAAGTCATCATTGTACTTCTCTAGTAAATCACGTAGAGGTTTCATACTTGTCTGCACACCATTGACAAAGTCAAAGCCAAGATTAGCTACGTCTTCCCCAATAACTTGTTGGAACAACTTAGATAACACATCCTGTGCTACATCTGTTCCCATAGGCTTCTGCCTTTTAATATCGTTGAACAATGCAGAGTAACCTTGCTTCTGTGCAGTAGTCATAGCAGGATTGCTAGACAAGAACAGAGCTTCAAGTTCGTCAGGGGTCACATCTCTGTCATACTTTCGCATTGCTTTATCTATAGTGTGCTTGATAGTCCTAGCATCTTTGCTAAATAATCTATCAGGACACCTAGCACCTCTATGGTCTTCATAGAAGTTCTTGTTCATTAAACTACGTAGTAGTGATAATTCCATGTTGGTTCTCCTTTGGGGTTAGTTTATATAAGTTGTTTAAGTCTTCGTCTTCTCCATATTTCAAATCATCTTTCAGTCTCAATACTTTTACATCATTGACATATCCTCGTAACTCTTTTGCAAAGGCTAGTGTCTTGGGCATTGCATCAGGGTCTAAGGCTATGATAGCAGTTGAGAATTGTGATAGGTATCTCTTGTGTGAATCGCTTAATGATGTTCCCAACACAGCTACCCCTACATAAACACCATTGCCTACAACAGATGCACTTACACAATCCTCAACAACTACAGCCACCTTACCACATCCATATGAGAAAGGCAAGTCACTATTTCCATATCGTTTCCATTTGGGCAGACGAAATCCCACAGACCGACCAACTGCATCTACAATTAGTCCATCTTTCTTGACAGGAAATACAACTCTCCTTTCTTTTATATCGTAGTACAACTCTAACTTATCATATTCTAGATTCCATAACTCACAAAAGTCCATGACCTCTCGTCTATGATTGTGATGCACTACATACTCAGGCAAGGCGAAGCCTGTACTATCTTTTTTGACATCAGACTTGGCAGTCTTGATATCATCCACAGATAAGTTAACCTTCTTTGTTCCTGAGATAGGACAAGAAGATTTGTAACAGTTCCAAACTAGCCTACCCATGTTGTTGGTTACAGTAAATGTTTTATAACCATTACAACTAGGACAGTTAGTTCTTTTTGTTTCTCCTACACTTAAATGTAAATCACTTATGTAATTATATATATTCATATTATATACTCTTAATGTAATTATCACGTAATGTCAATGCATTTTCTGCACTAGCATATGTATTTTTCATGTAAGGTTTAACCGACTGTGGATTAGCGTGTCCTGTGACAGACATAATCTGACCCATAGGCACTCCTGCTTCTACCATTTCGGTAGTTCCTGTCCTTCGTAGGTCAGATATTCGTAAATCATCAGGTAATCCTGACTCTTTTATGACTCTTCTAGCCACTTTTGATAGCCTTTGTATGGCATATGGACTATAAACACCCCTCATTGGTGTAGGATAGGGTGCAACATAAGGCTGAAAGTCGTAGTCTTTCGCTTGTTGTGTAAGCATTTCCAATAAGTCAACAGAAATCGGCAGATGTACTACACTTCTTCTCTTTGACTGTTGCAAATTTAACACACCCTTGTCAAAATCTATGCTTGAGAACTGTAAAACTCGCATATCTCCCACCCTTTGACACCATTCGTATGCCATTTGTACTATCAATCCTAAGTTTCTGTACTTAAAATCCTCGTAACAGTAGTTAAGAAATTTCCTAACCTGTTCTTTTGTCCATACAGTTGTCCTAGAATGGGCAGATTTACGTTTGAAAGTAGAGAAAGGGTTGCTCTCGGCATACCCCATCTCCATTCCAAAAGAATATATCTTACGTGCTACTGATGTAACTGCATTCGCCAAGTACACGCCACGCCCAAGCCATACTTCGTATGCTCTACGTGCTATCGCACCTGACATTTTGGTAAGACATATTTCTGCCACACTTTTGCCATCAACTTTTGTGTCCAATAAAACAGTCACACAATATTGATAATCATGTTTAGTTTTATCAGCTAACCTATTAAAATCGTTGGACAAATAGTATTTATTTGTTAGGTCATTTATGTTCACTAAGATACCTGTATCGCTATGTAAATACATAGTCCTATGATTAGTAACTTGCCATAGTCAAGGTCAAACTTTGTGCCTTCCCCATATTTTTTACTAAAGTCTTTGTCAAAAAAATCTTGTATTCTATGCCACATTTTTCTTTCCTTTCGCTTTAAATGTATAATCTCTCCACCTGTCTGCATAACTATGCTCACATTTGGGTAATTCTAAATTAAATATGTCTGCTAATATAAATTCTAAACTAGGTAATTCAACTACTGTATGGTAGTCTAAAGGCATACCATCATTAACATTATTAACTATATCTTTCAAGTTGTTAACTTGCTTCAATAGTCTTTCCTCTTGTGCTTCTGTAAGTTTAATCGTTGTCATGCTACTTCTCCTTTCATCCAAGTTGGTTTCTGTGTATATTTGTATCTCGCAAATCTAGACTTGTCAACAATATAAAATTTACGATAGGCTTCTATAGGATAGAACTCATCTGTCTTCAAGTCATCATGCCCACTAAAACATTGTGGGTGTGCAGTCATCTTACCATCCGTATGGTCAGGTATCATCCATGTACCTCTATAGATAGCTTCTTTGTGCTTACTAGCACCATGCACTTTGCCATATCGTTTAGTATATTCTAATAACATTAGACCATACAAATCCATAGCGAACCAATAGTTTGCTCTTGTTTCCATCACCCATAGAGTGCATGGATGCTTCTGATGTACAGGTTTGTACAAGTCATGCTCCTTTGCATAATCAGGTACATGATGCCATAGTGCAGTACACAACATCTGTGCTTCTTCTAGTGGCATCTTAACTATATGTTGGTCACATAGAGACGATGCAATTTTACTTGGTGTATCTTCTATAATAAATCTATTCATGTTCTCCCCCTTTGTCGTTATCGTCATACTTAATTCTCTTGCCATTGTGATACATATACCTACTTCTGCTTGGTGTGTGATAGCCTTTCTTCAAAAAGAATGTAGGCTTTCTCTTTGCAGTTTCAAATGTAGCTACAGTTAAAACGATAGCACTTATTAGAAACACGTGAGCAATCGCAGTTATACCAAACACCCACATACTACCAAAGTACATAGAGAATACTATGCACCACATCCATGCTAATACTTGCATGACCATGTGTCTAGTATTCAAGTCAGGTATGTGTCGCAACGGATTACGTTCATGATTCATGACAGATTGCCATGTGTCGTGTACTATTTTAGTCATGTGTCATCTCCTATTCTGTTGGGTCTACTGCAACGACATAATACTCATCCCAAAGCATATCCATTATTTGAGTTCTGTTATATGCCATCATATAAAAACTAATACTATCTTTTTCTTTTAGATTTCGTTTTAATTCTACATAATACCTTTTCATTTCTTACTCCTTTCAATATCCCACCTATAAAATATGTGGTCATCTATTCTAGTTATATAAGTCTTTGTCTCTGCCCAACTAGGTCGGACATAGTTAGCGTGATAATGTGTAGCACCTTGCAGATGAGCAGTCAAGTAGCCATAGTACACACCTCTAGCTACTGTGAGTGCATCATTCCATGCTTTCTTTTCTCGTGCTTTATCACTCTTGCCATCACAATACCAACTGAATTGGCATTGATGTCTGATAGGTATCTTTGGATTCCATTTGTATGTTAAGCCTTGTTTGACTACATCACATACATTGTTAGGATATCGTTTGTCTTTCACTCTGTTCATCACAACTTCAGCTACTGCTACTTGTCCTGCCTTGCTTTGATTCTTAGCTTCGTGATATGTATTGAGTGCTAGACACACTATTGCTTCAGCTATCATATGTTTTCTCCTTTATATAGTTGCATACCCACATATCCTTACCTATACGACAGTTTCCTTTATAGTATTCAAGCACCATAAAGAATACAAACAGTATAAAAAAACTAGGAAATATTAGTGTATGCCATTTCTCTTTGAGATACTTCATTGAGTCCATCTCTTATCCCATATAGGGTCATTCAATGGATATTCTTTTTCAACATCCATACCCTTGAGTATATGTGCAATCACATCTACTGTCCACCCATTGCCAATCATCTTGTATCTCTGTGAGTTGGACACATGATTGGTGTAGTTGTCAGGTAATGTCTGCAATCGCTCACACTCTAGGGGTGTTAGCTTTCGCCACATATCTTTTGATACTACCACGTTATCTTTCTGCACAGTAGTAAGACAGTTAGACTTGTCATCATCTCGCACTTCTAGTTGCCTAGTAAAAGGCAAGTCAAGTTGGTCATCTTTCCTAGTACCATGCTCATCTAATCTACGATTAACGATACGACCAATGGCAACCTTTGGTTCTCTGTGTCCACCTTGCATGGTAGTGAGGGTAGGTGCTTTGCCTTCCTGTGCATATACTCGCTTGATAGAGTCATGACCTTTTAGGTCAGCAGTACCGACACGTATCAACCCATCCTTAGACATGGTAGGATTATCCTTGAGTACCATAGTACGTTGCTTACGTTCAATACTATTCCACCATACTGCACCATTGTATCTTGCAGTAAGACAATGTGACTTGCCACCACTAGTCATCTCATC